GTTTAACTCTGTCATTTAATACAAAAGCCATTTATTTAATCCTTAATATTACGCGTCGCCTAGTCTTAAAATAGCATTTGATGAATTGTTAGCAGGAAACTGAATGACGAAATCACCATTCGTTGCCGTTTTATTTCCACCAAAGTCTAAAACTAGAACCAATTCATTTCCACCACCAGTGGATTTGTATATTGCAGCTCCTGCAGCAGTTAAAGTTACAGATGGAAAAGTTAAATCACCAAAGTCTGTGAATGATGTTGCAGTTGTTCCATCGACTCCAGTATTTGTTAAAGTGTTTCCTCCTGTAGTGTAATTAGTCCCTGAAGGATTAACTTCACCTTGTCCTACTCCGGATAAGTACACTGTTGAAGATGTACTATAATTACTTATGCTAGTATACAAAGCACACTTAAAAGTGTTTCCTCCATTACCTGAAGTATCAAAATTAAAAGTTCCTTTTAATAATCCAGCTTTGAAAGAATGAGGTACTATGTTTGCCATATTTTATCTCCTTAGTATTTTGATGGTGACTCTGATTTTATAGGAGTACGAATAGCACCATCGTTATATTCGTCTCTGCGTCTTCTACCTTGTTGCTCGATAGAATACGTTTGTACTGCTCTTCTATAAGACGCTTCGTAGTATTGTAACATATCTGCCGGCCCTTTCAAGTATCCATAAGCTTCTACCAAAGAAGCGTATAGAAGTAAATCTTGATATTTATTTGATAGATATGTTCCTGTGCCACTTACAGAAGAATCAGTTAAACTTGTTGGCTGTTTAATATATGCCAGGGTAATTTCATATGTGCTATTTGGTGTGGGTGCTACAACCCAAAAATTAGCATCCCAGTTAGCATAATATTTAGGCAATCCAGCTTGAGTTCCCGGTGTATTATAATATTCAGCCATAAAACTAGTATCTCTTTTTTCTAAAAATACTTGATTATTATTTGAATCTTTCAATTGAACGTATCTTATAATTCTTAAATCAGATGGAATAGTTACATATCTATTACCGGTTGCTAAATTAGATGTAGCATAAAATCTGTTATCATCAGAATCTGATTCTCTATATATTCTGTTTTCTGCATTTTGAATAAATCTATTTAATACAGCTGAAGATAAAACAGAGCTGTCAACCTCTGTGTAGTTTCTAATATCATCTTGTAAGTTTGTTAATGTGTATGCCATATTATGGTGTTATAGTTACTGGACCTGCAGTAACTGTCATTCCTCCTGAAGTTTCTGTAACTGTTGCATTTGATCCTGCTGCAAAAGTATACTTGTCTGTTCCTGTAACTGTTATACTAAATCCTGATCCATTTTCAAATGTAGAAGCCGTCAATCCACCTGGAGACCCTTGTACATTTCTAAATCTAACTGTATCATTTGTGCTTCTGCCATGACTAGGTTCAGTAACTGTAACTGTTCCACTTCCTGATGTTAAAGAAAAAGGATTTCCAGGTAATAAGTTTTGTGTAGCTGGCTCTGTTCTTGCCGGTCTTGCATCTTGTAATCCTTGTGGATCACCTACATGTGTTTTTGGTTCTAACTGTGGATGTTTTGCTTCAAATTCTGATACGTGAACTCTTGATCCATTCCATTCTTTCACCATCTCTTTGTATGGAAATTCCATACCTGATCTATCTGATATAAATTTTGCGTGTTTTCCTCTACTTAAATTTGCCATTATACACTCGGGTAATAAGTTTTAGGAGTTATAAAAGAACTAGAAGAAGAACCATCTTCGTTTAATGCTCTTTGTAACTCATCTTCATATAACATTTTTAAAACTTGTATTCTGTCTGGTGCATATTTTTGTGCTAAGTAATATGACAGACCTGCAATCATACACGGAACAAATCTAAATGGTACATCTGCATCATTAGTATAAGCTCCTGCATCTTGAATTCTTTTTACATAATAATAATTTAATTTTTTTCCTGCTTCATCAGTTCCAGGAGTTAAGTATAAAGTTATTGTAACTCTATCTATTAGTCTTTGTACATAATATTGAGTTGGAATACCGGTATCAGTTTTATTAGACAATGCTTGATAAGCTGATCTATTTATTTTTGTTAATGGAAAATCTACATTATCCGCATTTCTAAAAGATGCTTCTAATACATCATCTACTCCATAAACAGCAGTTGCACTTGATGTACCATCAGATGTTGATCTAAACATTGTATAAACATTTTGATTATTAACTAATGTTATGTCGTTGTTTGCAATTTCCCAATAATGTAATCCTCTATTGGACCACTCTTGAAAAAGAATATTTAAAGATCTTCTAGCTGATTTTAATTGATATCCACTTACGCCTTGAATACCTATTCTTTCGTAGGATTCTTCTACAATATCTGCAATAGAAAATCCTTTTTCGAACGTTGCTGTTCCAGAGGTAGTATTCGCCATTTAACCTCCTACTTATCTATAACAACAGTAACAGTTGCATTTGAAATTGCTTGAACATTCATTCCACCCTCAAACAAAATTCCGTCCTCTGCTAAGTTATAAGAAAAAACATCTCCTGCCGGTACGTCAACTATAAATTGATCTACTCCGTTTCCATCTCTTAATGTAACAGAACCGGCTGAACCTGTTGAAGCTAAAATAATTCCTCTTAGTCTTGTTCTACCAGCAAACACACTTCCCGTTGAAGTTTTTCTAACTGCTTTTACATCTGATTTCATTTAATTCTCCAATAAATTTATGTGGGCCCGAAGGCCCACACTAAATTATTTATTATGCTAGATTAATATTTTGTTGATACAAAATAGTAACTCTAACTTCACCTGCACTGGTTGCCGCTGAGTTTGTAAAAGTTAATCTGATATCTGCGTCTCCAACATCTTCCCAAGCTAAAGCTCCACCTGATTGAGTTGTTGGGTATTTTCTACCTGCTGTAGTACCAATACCAAATGTATTTACAAGCGATGCAGCGCCTCCAACAGTGTCACCAACACTAATGTTAGTTGCACCTGATGCTGCAGTTATAACATCTATAACACAATCTATAATTTGTGATTTCGCAGGAATCACAACGTCTTGAACTGCTGCCGCGATTGCTCCACTTGCTAAACTTACTGCAAATGTTTGAGCCATTGCAACTTGTCCTGTGTTTTTGATGTTGGAACCTAAAGTAGTTCCAGTTGTTTCTTTAATCGTTCCCGCTTTTATCGGTCCCGAAAATGTAGTTGATGCCATAATTATCCTCCTAGTTTTTCCGAACGTAGTCTCTAGGCCGTCGACTATACTCGTCTACGTTCTTAATAATTGTATAGTGATAATATTTATATATTAGATTTACGCAGAGCGCAAGAGGGCTTGTAATGTGGATTGATTTTTTCCAACGATGTAGCTTTTTGTTAAGTAGCTACAGAAACTTCAGGTGCAGCTTCATCTATCTTAATTTGCATATGCTCTTTTTTAGCCTCTGCAAGTTTAATATGGCTAATTACGTCTCTGACTTTTCTGTCAATCTTAACCATATTGAGGGTGTATCTACCCTCTTTAAGATGCTCCTGCTCCCATTCGAGATCCAGACCCTTTTTCTTCGTGTAAAGGTCGTTTAGATGTTGCATCATGTTCTCCATCGATAACCTCCTCATAGGTTATTCGCTTTATCTTGGGATCATTCATTTCTCCAAGATAGTCCCATTTTATATCAGATTTTCCCAATCTGTCAACTATAGCATTTTCTATATCAATGGGCGATTCGATGCATGTTATATAAAAATCAGCGTGCATTTGATATGCAAAAATTTGTACTCTGAATTTTTTAGGGTGCATTTTTTCTTTCTATTTTAAAAATGAGGCGGGATTGTGTCCCGCCTCAAATTAGTTAGTATTAAGCACCTGGTGATGCAAAGATACCTCTGTAGTCAGATACTCCAAATGAATATCTTTCTCTAGCTTTGTATCTTACGTTACCAGTATCAAAGTCACCTTCCATTGCAGTTTTGATAGGTGATCTGTCAAAGTACTTCATACCATTTGGTACATCAGTGATAATGTAGAACGCATCTGGATCAGTTAAGAAGTTATTAACCACATAACCTTGTGGTAACATTCCCATTGATACTAATGCATTGATGTCATTATCAGCTGTTCCAACTCTACCTTGAGATTTCATCAATCTCTCAGCTGTGAACTGAAGCTCTGAAGGAATAATCATTTTTAATCCTCTTGCAGCAATTTTTAGACCTCTTTCGTCTGTCATTGCAGCAATATCG